TCTTACGTTGGTATAGGATTATGAGTCATTTGATTATATCAAAAAAGAATGAGGTACATCTGCATATAAAAGCAGAGGCTCATGTATATTACGAATTATCAGATCAATTTACTTTTGATGTGCCTGGTGCAAAGTTTATGCCACACTATCAAAAGAAATACTGGGATGGTAAAATACGATTATTTAATATTCAGAAAGGGGAAATATATGTTGGACTATTAGATAAAATAGTTCAATTCTGTAAAGATCATCAATATACGTACGAGTTCAAAGATAATAAACATTATGGAACACCGTTTGAAGTAAACCCTACAATTTCAAAAGAGGGTGTGAAGGATTATATGAATTCTATTTGTCGTCATAAACCCAGAGCATACCAGATTGATGGAGTATACGATGCCTTAAGGCATAATAGAAAACTGCTGATATCACCAACTGCCTCTGGAAAGTCGTTGATGATATATTCGATTGTGAGATACTATGTTGAACGCAACCAAAATACTCTGATAGTTGTTCCAACGACTTCACTTGTAGAACAGATGTATAAAGATTTTGCAGATTATGGATGGGATGTTGGTTCATATTGTCATAAAATATACGCTGGTAGAGAAAGGGAAACCGATTCTCAAGTCATAATTACTACCTGGCAATCTATCTACAAACTTCCCCGTAAATACTTTGAGAGATTCTCAGTTGTGATTGGAGATGAAGCTCACCAGTTTAAGTCGAAGTCATTAGTATCTATAATGTCTAAACTAAGTGATGCAAAATTTAGATATGGTTTTACAGGAACCTTAGATGGATCTCAAACAAATAAATTAGTTCTTGAGGGATTGTTTGGTCCTTCCTATAAGATCATTAAAACTGACGAGTTAATGAAGAAAGGGCATTTGGCTAAACTGGATATCAATGTGCTTCTATTGAAACACCCACCGAATAAATTTGAAACATTTGAAGATGAAGTTCAGTACATTATAGGTCATCAAAAAAGAAATAGATTTATAAGAAATTTAGCACTTGATCTCAAAGGAAATACTCTCATATTATTTGCCAGAGTAGAAGCACACGGAGAACCTTTATATGAAATGATAAATAGCAATAGTGTAGAGCAGCGACATGTCTTTTTTATTCATGGTGGAGTGGACACCGAAGACCGAGAGAAAGTTCGAGAAATCACTGAGCAGGAGGATAATGCGATTATCGTTGCATCCTACGGAACCTTTTCAACTGGGATTAACATCAGAAATCTACACAACATAATTTTTGCTTCTCCTTCCAAATCGAGAATCAGAAATCTACAATCTATCGGGAGGGTTCTTAGAAAAGGCAATCAAAAAACTAAAGCTACTCTTTATGACATAGCCGATGATATTAGTAGTAAATCTAGAAAAAATTATACATTAAATCACTTAATAGAACGAATTAAAATTTATAATGAAGAAAACTTTAACTATGATATAGTTAACATACCAATAAAAGCGTCATGAAAGAAGAATTTCACGGAGTTGTAAAATTAATAACTGGGGAAGAAATCTTCGCTTTGATTTCTATTGAGGAAACAGATCACGAACCAATCATAATGCTTCAAAGTCCTGTAATAATGAAAATGTTATCTAATGGAGTAGGACAATACGTAAAAATAAAACCTTGGTTAGAATTGCCTGAAGAAGATTTATATTTAATTAAACCTGATAAAATTATTACTATGAGCGAAGTGAAAGATAAACAAGTCATTCACTTTTATGAAAGATATTTAAATGATGAAGAAGTGGAAATTGTTTTTGATGGACAAGTTAATCTAAGTGATCAAATGGGTTATATATCTACTGTAGAAAAATCTCGTAAGCTTCTAGAAGAACTATATAAGCTTAATAAAGAAACCTAGTACTATCTCATCAACCCTTACAGTGTTGATTGTACAGTCTTTTAGGGGTATTGTCAAGTCTCTTAAAAAATGTTATAATATCAACAACAACTAGATAGGGAATATCAATGTTATGGCAAAGAAAAAATCAGAACATTATGTAAATAATAAAGAACTGTTAGCAGCATTAATAGATTATCGTGCTGAAGTTGCTGTAGCAAAGACAAAGGATTTACCTAAACCCCGTATTAATAATTATCTTGGATCTTGTTTTTTAAAGATTGCTACACATCTTTCTTATAAACCAAATTTTGTAAATTATATGTTTAGAGATGATATGATCTCTGATGGTATAGAAAATTGTGTACAGTATATTCATAACTTTGATCCCAATAAATCTAAGAATCCATTTGCATACTTTACTCAGATTATTCATTATGCGTTTCTAAGAAGGATTCAAAAAGAAAAGAAGCAGTTAGAGATTAAAACAAAGATAATTGAAAAGAGTGGATTTGATGAGGTTATGATGGTAGATGACACTGCTTTATCAGGTTCTAGTTCTGATTATAATACTATTAAAGATAACATTCAATATAAGTCTGGTAATAGATGAAAATAGCAATAATAACGGATCAGCATTTTGGTGCTAGGAAAGGATCCAAAGAATTTCATGCTTATTTCAAAAAGTTTTACGATAATGTTTTTTTCCCGTATTTGGAAGAACACAAAATCGATACTGTCATTGATATGGGTGATACTTTCGATAATCGTAGATCTATTGATTTATGGTCTATTGATTGGGCAAAGGAAACTTACTTTGATAGGCTCCAAGATATGGGAATAACACTTCATAGTGTTGTTGGTAATCATACTGCTTATTATAAAGATACGAATGAAGTTAATACCATAGATCTGTTATTAAAAGAATATAGTAATATAACAACCTATGCAGAAACAACTTCTATTGAAGTGGGTGGATGTAATATTCTTCTTGTGCCGTGGATTAATGAAGAGAATAAGGAAAGAAGTCTTGGATTAATTAAAGCATCACAAGCACCTGTTTGTATGGGGCATCTTGAATTAAATGGGTTTGTTGCTACTGCTGGTCATGTAATGGATCATGGTATGGATATGGATCCTTTTAAGAAATTTAAAAAAGTTTATTCTGGTCATTATCATACAAGATCCAATGTTGGTAATATCTACTATCTTGGTAATCCATATGAGATGTTTTGGAATGATTGTCAGGATCCTAGAGGATTTACTATATTTGATACTGAAACTTTAGAACAAAAACCAATTAATAATCCATATAGATTGTTCTATAAGGTTTATTATGATGATCATAATTATAAGTTATTCAATACTAAAGAATTAAAAGATAAAATCGTAAAACTAATCGTAAGAAAGAAAACCGATCAAAAACAGTTTGAAAAATTTATAGATAAATTATACTCTACTGGAATATTAGAATTAAAGATTATAGAAAATTATGTTCTTAATGAGAGTGAAGACTTCATAGCAGAAGAAGATGAGAACACAATGAGCATTTTGAATCGATACATTGATGATTCTGATTTTGAATGTGATAAAAATATAATCAAGGGTATTTTAAATAAAATCTATGCAGAGGCTTGCGAGGTTGATTAATGTATCTCCTTACCCTAGAAGAGCACCCAAACGAAGGTGCATATGCTGTTGCTGACAAGTATGGGGAAAAAGTATTATTCTTATTTCAAAAGGAAGATGATGCTGAGAGATACGCTTGGTTATTAGAAAATCAGGAAGAAAATAAAAATATGAAAGTAATTGAGGTTGATGACAACCTTGCAATTATTACCTGTAGACGCTATAATTATAAGTATGCTGTGATTACTCCTGAAGATATTATTATACCACCAAAAATAGATGATAATTTTTGAAAAGATTAGATGGAAAAATTTCCTTAGTACAGGTAATCAGTTTACTGAGGTTAATTTTCAACAAAGTGCAACTAATTTAATTATTGGAACAAATGGAACTGGGAAATCAACTGTTCTTGATGCTCTCACTTTTAGTTTGTTTAATAAACCCTTTCGTAAGATTAATAAGGGGCAATTAGTAAATAGCACGAATGAGAAAGATTGTCTTGTAGAAGTTGAATTCTCTATCAATAATAAAAAATATCAAGTAAGAAGAAGTATAAAACCTAATCTTTTTCAAATAATTGTAGATGGAACTCCTATGCATAAGGAGGCAGATGATCGTGTAATGCAAAAGATGCTTGAGGAAAATATTCTTAAGGTTAATTACAAATCATTTACTCAGATTGTTATATTGGGTAGCACTAACTTTGTTCCTTTTATGCAACTATCAGGATCAAATCGTAGAGATGTTATTGAGGATTTATTAGATATTCGTATATTCTCTGCTATGAATAATTTAATAAAGGATAAAATTAAAACTCAAAAAGATGATATCAAAACTTTAAATCTAAGTAAGGATAATATAAAGGATAAAGTTGAAATGCAAAATAATTTTATAAATGAGTTAGAAAGTCAAGGTAAACAAAGAATAAAAGAAAAGAAAGATAAAATTACCATTCTTATGGGTGAGGCAGATAATTGTTCTTCGGCAAATGAACAATTAGAAAATGAAGTATCTGATCTAACTAAGGAGCAAGAAAATGTAACTGGTGCGAAAGGTAAGTTAAAGAAACTAAACACACTTAAAGGTAAAATGTCCAATAAAGTAGCAACCCTTACCAAAGAACATAAGTTTTTCACAGAACATACTGTTTGCCCTACATGCACACAGGATATAGAAGAAGAGTTTCGTGTAAATAGAATTACTGATGTTCAAACTAAAGCAAAGGAGTTGCAATCTGGTTATAAAGAACTAGAACAGGCAATTAAAGAGGAAGAAGAGCGAGAGCATCAGTTTACAAAATTAACAAAGGAGATTTCTAAACTCAATAATGGCATTTCTAAAAATCATACTCTCATCTCTGGATGTAACAGACAGATCAGGGATTTGGAATCGGAAATTCAGAGACTTACCGATCAGCATGCAAACAGAAATACTGAACATGAAAAATTAGCAGAGTTTAACGAAAATCTCCAACAAGTATATAAAAAGTTAGCAGATAAGAAAGAAGAAGTTATGTATCATGACTTCGCATATTCTCTTCTAAAAGATGATGGAGTAAAGACTAAAATAATTAAGAAGTATCTTCCTTTAATTAATCAGCAAGTAAATCGTTTCTTGCAGAAAATGGATTTCTATATTAACTTTAAACTTGATGAGGAGTTTAGTGAATCCATAGAATCTCCAATTCATGAAAAGTTTTCTTATGCTTCTTTTTCTGAAGGAGAAAAGATGAGAATTGATCTTGCACTTTTATTCACTTGGAGAGAAGTTGCTAGAGTTAAAAATTCTGTGAATACGAATCTATTAATTATGGATGAGATCTTTGATAGTTCTCTTGATGGATTTGGGACAGATGAGTTTCTTAAAATTATTCGTTTTGTGATCAAGGATGCTAATGTATTTGTTATATCTCATAAAGCAGATCTACAAGATAAGTTTGAAAGTGTAATTAGATTTGAGAAAATAAAGGGTTTCTCAAGAATGGTTTTATAAATATAAATAAGTTATTAATTTAAAAATATTAGTCATGGTTTGGCATATTAGAAGAACAAAAAAAGATGAAACCACTGGATTTAAGTATTACCAAGGTGATGATTCAAAATCTCCATCTGGAAATCCTGAACCTTGGGGTGCTTTTGGAACTAGAGCAACTTATACCTCACAAACAAAAGCAAAGGCATCGAATTGTGATTTTGATGAATTAGGATGGACTACAACAGCAGTAAATGAAAATGCATAGTGACTACTCCTAATTGGCAACATCACTCTAAGAAGGATGCTAAAAGAAAATTAAAACCACAGGCACTGCGAAGTGCAAGAAAGAAACGCAGACAGTTAATAAACCGTCTACTTAACCGCCCACAGGGGCGGTTTTCTAGTATTATAGATAAGAGACTTATTATTTAATTATGAATAATGGAAAACCAGTTGAGATGGGATTACTTAAGTTATTTCCTACATTAGTTTATCAGATAAGTGCTTCAGAATTAATAGAACCCTCTATAAAAATTTTAAATGAGTTTCTTAAACCTAAGAATAAAAATAAATGGACATGGAAAATTAATAATTCAACTTATGATAAATTTGTTTTAAAGGATTATGAAGATTTAAGAATTGCTTTTCAAGAAAAAATAAATATATGCACCTCTGTCCTTGAATATAAACTTGGATTTAAGATGACCACTAGTTGGTGGACAAGAACTGCTCCTGGTGATATTGTTCAAAAACATAAACACTCTAATTGCTTTTACAGTGGAGTTTTTTATCCTTACGCTAATGCAGCACCACTTATACTTGAATCTTTAGCAATACCAGCTATGATTGATCCAGAATTTAAATCTTCAGATCCCATGATGATTCCATATGGTAATGTAGAGATCAGTCCACCAGCAGGATCGATGCTAATTTTTCCAAGTTCTATGTATCATTGGACTAAGAAAAATGAAACTAAAAAGGATAGATTTTCATTAGCGATGAACTTTATGCCTGATGGTTATGTGATTAGAGGAGATTCAACTTACAACTACCAATGAATATTCAAGGTGTGGACAGTTAAGAAACTGTCTACTCAACCCCACCAAGCGTGGGGTTTCGTTGTATGATAGGTATATCAAACAAAGAAAACTATGTTAGTTAAGCACGAAATTAAATCACAATTAGCAAAACTTCTTGCTACAGAAGACCTTATTGTAGAGAACAAAAAAGTAGAAACTGCTGAGTTTAATGTTCACACTCGTGTATTAACTCTTCCAAGGTGGGAGAAAGCAAGTAATAATGTATATGATTCTTTAGTTGCCCACGAAGTAGGACACGCTCTTTTCACCCCTGATGTGAATTGGAGAGAAACTCACAAGATTCCTCATGTATTTGTAAATGTTTGTGAGGATGTAAGAATTGAGAAGTTGATGAGAAGAAAGTATGCAGGAATTGCAAAAACTTTTTACAATGGATATCACGAACTAAGTGATAATGATTTCTTTGATCTTGCTGGTAAAGATATTTCTGATCTTAATCTTGCGGATAGAATTAATATACACAATAAGATTGGCAATTTCGTTGATGTATCTTTTTCGGATGCTGAGAAGAAGATTCTATCTTTAGTAGAAAGTTGTGAAACATTTGAAGAGGTATTGGATGCTTCACAAACTCTTTATGAATATTGTAAAGACGAAGTTAACTCTCAGGATCAAGATTCTGGAGAGCAAGTTGCTGAAGCAGAACCAACAGAGAATGGTAATGAAGAAATAGAGGGAAATGGTCAGGGTATAGCAACTGAAGAAGAAGGAGAATTTCAAATTCCAGAATCTTCCACTCAAGGATCCTCTCAATACGATCCAGTATTGGAAGATTTTGAAGATATAGATATGGATGATCCCACTGAAAGTGATGAACCAACAGTAGAAACTGCTGATGCACTAGCAGATAAACTAAAGGATTTGATAAACTTTGATGGTCTAGAGAACAGATATGTTGAGTTGCCAAGATTAAACTTAGAAGATGTTATTGTTTCTAATGATGATATTCATAAAGGTTGTGATGGTCAGTGGGTAGATTCTATTGAATTTAATAAAAAGTTTGATGCAGATCAAAATATTTTTGAAGATGTTGATGCTGAATATGTTCAGTTCAAAAGAGATGCTCAGAAAGAAGTAAACTATCTTGTAAAAGAGTTTGAGTGTAAGAAAGCAGCAGATAGTTATGCTCGTGCCACTACTGCTAGAACTGGTGTTTTAGATTGCTCTAAACTTCATACCTACAAGCATAATGAAGATCTATTTAAAAAAGTAACTACACTTGCAGATGGTAAAAATCACGGATTAGTTTTCATTCTTGATTGGTCTGGATCTATGCATTATGTTTTGAAAGATACTGTTAAGCAACTCTATAATCTAATCTGGTTCTGTAGAAAAGTGAATATTCCTTTTGAGGTTTATGCTTTCACTCAGGAATATCCTCTAGTTAAATATGATGATGAGTGTAAAGAAATGAGAAGAGCAACACCATATACTCCGAAAGATAATATTGCACAGGTTTCTGATGGTTTTTCTTTGATGAACTTTTTCTCAAGTAAAGTAAATGCAAAAACTTTAGATTATCAACTTAAGAATATTTGGAGAGTTACTCAATCTATAATGGGACACGGTTATCACTCTACTATTCAAGATGTAAGAAATATGTATGGACATAGTTGTAGATTCCGAACTCCACTTGGAATGAATCTTTCTGGAACACCTTTAAATGAAACTATAGTTGCTCTACATCAGATTCTACCAAAATTCAAAAAGGAGAATAAGTTGCAAAAAGTTCAATGTGTAATTCTTACTGATGGTGAAGCACAACCTCTTAGATATCATAAAGAAGTTCAAAGAGAGTGGGATGATGTTCCATATCTAGGAACTTCATACTTCGGTTGTAATACTTTCTTAAGGGATAGATCTCTTGGTAAGACATATTCGTTTAGTTCTATGGATGTTTATTCTGATATGACTGATATTCTTTTGGAAAATTTAAGAGATAATTTTCAAGATATGAATTTTATTGGTATTCGTATTGTTGAGAATAGAGATGCTGGACAGTTTGTTCGTAGATATACTGGATATGAAGGTGATTATTATGAGAAAGTTATGAAGGAGTGGAGAAAAGACAAAGCATTTAGTATTAATAATAGTGGTTATCATCGCTATTTTGGATTATCATCTAAGATGTTGAATACTGATGCTCAGTTTGATCCTAATCACGATGCTACAAAGGCACAGATCAAAAGAGACTTTATCAAAAGTCTTAAAGGTAAAAAAATGAATAAGAAAATTCTTAGTGAGTTTATAGAATTAGTAGCCTAAATAAAATACCTTATAATTTTTACTATGGTTAGAATTACACCTAAAGACGCAAAAGGTTTGTTGGATGCATATGCTAAGGTTCATGCTTCAAAAGAAGAACCTAAAGAAGAGAAACCTGCTGCTGAGACCGCACCTCCAGAAGAGTCTTCTGAAAATAATAAATAACTAGAGGAATTAAGTAAAGTTATGAGTAAGTATTCTGAATTGGCTGGTTTGCCTACAACAACACATGAGTCAGGAGTTACTAAAACTGCTGCAACTCCAGAACCAGTAGCACCTCCTGTTGTTGAGGAAACACCTCCTGTGTACGAAAATCCATTAGATGATATGCCTGTTGCTACAGAAGAACCAGCAATAACAGAAACATTTTCTGTTGATGATCTTCAGTGGATGTCAAAAATTAAATTAGAGGAGATTGGTAGAACTCTTGGTGTAGAGTTAGATAGAAGATTATCTCAACCAAAACTTGTTAAACAACTAAAAGAAATTATAGAACAACAGCAAGATTAGGACAATTTACAAACTGGCATACTAGGGGTCGAAAGACCCCTTTTTTTGTCTATAATAAGTATATCTAAATAAAACACATCATGGCATTATTTGAAATAAAGATGACTGAAGACCAAATTGTTGACGGTTTAAGAGGAACATACGGAACTGAATTCACTGCTGCTGACATTCGTGGTTTTTGTGCTGTTAACGATATTTCTTATCAAACAGTTACAAAGAAACTTAAGAAGTACAATGTGGCTAAAGGTAAGTGGAATCTTGAAGTTACCGTACAGGAAGTTGAAAAGATAGAGAAAGCATTTGCTGCACCTGCGGTTCAGGATGCTGTTACTCAAAATCTTGTACCAGAACAGGATAATACTTTTGTTAAGTTTGGACCTTTCAATGATTTAAAGAACATTATTAAATCCAAGCAGTTCTATCCTACATTCATTACAGGACTTTCTGGTAATGGTAAAACTTTTGGTGTAGAACAAGTTTGTGCTCAACTTAAGAGAGAGTTAATTCGTGTTAACATCACAATCGAAACTGATGAAGATGATCTTATTGGTGGTTTTCGTCTTATTGATGGCAACACTGTTTGGCATAACGGACCTGTCATCGAAGCTTTGGAAAGGGGAGCTATCCTCCTTTTAGATGAGATCGATCTAGCATCTAACAAAATTCTATGTTTACAACCTATCCTTGAAGGTAAAGGTGTCTTTCTTAAGAAGATTGGTAGATTTGTTCAACCATCAGAAGGATTTAATGTAGTTGCTACTGCAAATACAAAAGGTAAAGGATCTGATGATGGTAGATTCATAGGAACTAATGTTCTTAATGAAGCATTCCTTGAAAGATTTCCTGTAACCTTTGAACAAGAGTATCCACCTGTATCAGTTGAGAAAAAGATTCTTGGTGGTATTGCTTCAGCACTAAGTGTTACTGACACAGACTTTATTGCTCGTTT